GAAGTATCAAATAATAATTGGGTTTCAAGAACAGCATCAGTAGATTACATGGTAGTCGCTGGTGGTGGGGCTGGTGGAGTTGCGATTGGTGGAGGTATTTGTGCAGGTACTGCTGGTGGAGGAGGTGCTGGTGGTTATCGTGCATCAGGATATGGGCCAAGTCCATTACAAGGATCAGCACAAGAATTAAGTTTAGGAACATACGCAGTAACAGTTGGAGCTGGTGGTGCAGGTCAAGCATTAGCTCCAGGAACATCAGGTTGTGCAACACCTAGAGGTGCTAGTGGAACCAATTCAGTATTTGGTTCTATAACATCTGCTGGAGGTGGAGGTGGACAAAAAGCAGGTGGACCATCTGAAGGTGGGGCAGATGGAGGTTCGGGTGGTGGAGGAACATATTCATCCAGAGTAGGTGGTTCAGGTAATGTACCATCAGTAGACCCTTCTCAAGGAAATCCAGGAGGAACAGGTGGAGGAGCCCCTCCATATAATTCAGGAGGAGGTGGTGGAGCAACTGCTGCTGGAACAACCAGTGGAGGTGGAGCAGGAGCACCAAATGCAATTACAGGAACAGCAACAACATATGCTGGAGGTGGAGGTGGTGGTGGATCACCATTAGTTAGTCCTCCAGGACCAGGTGGAGCTGGCGGCGGTGGAGCTGGCGGAGACAATAGTCCATCGGCAAATGGTGTAAGTGGTACAGCTAACACTGGTGGTGGAGGTGGTGCTAGTCAACCAGGAGCTGGTGATTCTACTCCAGTTCAAGCAGGTTCCGGTGGTTCAGGTATCGTGATCGCAAGAGCAAATGCAGGTCAAGGAATTACATTATCAACAACACCAGGTGGTTCAGTTTCTTATGTAGCAAATGGTTCTAGTGTTGATCAAATAGCAAGTTTTACAGCATCAGGATGTTTAACAATTTCTGATGGAGATCCAGATGTTGTTGGAGCAGATTATTTAGTAATCGCTGGTGGTGCGGGCGGTGGAAATATAGGTGGTGGAGGTGGAGCTGGAGGTTTTAGAACTTCATTTCCAGGTGGAGCAAAATTATTTTTAAACTCAGGGTGTCATACAGTTACAGTTGGAGCTGGTGGAAATTCTAATAATAGTGGAAATGTTTCAACTCTTTCATCAATAACTTCTGCTGGTGGTGGTAGAGGAGGAAACGCTTCTGGTAGTCCAAGTAATGGTGTTGCAGGAGGTTCTGGTGGTGGTGCTTCTCCTTGTGGAGTCGGCACATCTGGAACAGCTGGAGCTGGAAACACTCCACCTGTAAGTCCTTCCCAAGGTAATAGTGGTGGTGTAGGTAATCATCAACCTTCGCGAAGATATTCTGGTGGTGGTGGTGGAGCTGGAGCGACAGGAAGTAATGCATCACCAAGTGCAGCAGGTGCAGGTGGAAATGGTTTAGCAAATAGTATTACAGGATCTTCAGTTACAAGAGGTGGTGGAGGTGGTGGAGCTACTCAAAATTTACCTTCAGCAGCTTATGGATCAGGAGGCTCTGGTGGTGGAGGAAGAGGTGGAAATTCTTGTGGTCCTCTTGGACCAGTTGCAGGTGTATCAGGAACAGCTAATACTGGAGGTGGTGGAGGTGGAACTACACCAGGAAGTTCTTGTGGAGCAGGTGGATCAGGTATCGTTGTAGTACGTGTACCAGGATCAACAACAGCAAGTGTTGCACCAGGAACTAACAGTTTAGCAACATTACCAGGACCAGCTGGAGGATGTAAAGTAGCATCATTTACTGTATCTGGAACGTTGACAATAAGTTAAAATTAAAATATAAATATAATTTTTAAGGAGATAAAAATATGGCACATTTCGCAGAATTAAAAACAAAAGCAGATCCAACAGGATTTACATCAGATACTCATCAAGTAGTTGAAAGAGTAGTAGTTGTAGGAAACGATTGTGTTCCTTCAGACATGCACCAAGATGGTGAAACATGGTGTATTAATTTTTTTAAAGGTGGAATCTGGAAACAAACTTCTTACAATAATAATTTTAGAAAACAATATGCAGGTATAGGCATGGTCTATGATCCTGTAAAAGATAAATTTTTATCACAACAACCTCATGCTTCATGGTCATTAGATTCAAGTGACGATTGGCAAGCACCAATAACTTATCCAACAGTTACAGAAGAAGGTGATGTTAGATACATGATTTCTTGGAACGAAACAAAATATAATGCTGACAACACACAAGGTTGGGAAGCAACAAAATCAAACGACGAATCGGAAACACCTACCAAATATAATTGGAATGGCACAGCTTGGGTGTCCGAATAGGAGACTCACATGGCCAGATCTAATGGCGGAATAATCGGTAAAAGTAATCAAGCTTCTTTCGGGAAGTGTAAACTTACATCCACAACATCCACAGGATCAACTACATTTACTACACAACCAGGAACTAGAGTTGCAAGAGTTTTAGTTCTTGCAGGTGGAGGGTCTGGTGGTACCAACCAAGGTGGCGGTGGTGGAGCTGGTGGTTTAGTAGAAGTTTCTGAATTATCAGTATGTGGTAATAGAGGTTATCCAATTGTAGTAGGAGCTGGTGCTGCTGCAGGAAGCCCTCCTAATGCTTGTGGTAGTGCTGGAACTAATTCAACAGGATTTTGTTTAACAGCAGTTGGCGGTGGAAAAGGTGTAAGTGTAACTCAAGGTGAACCTGGCTCTCCTCCTACAGGAGGAGATGGTGGTGGTGGTGGATCAGGTGGTGGTGGATCTGGAGCTTATTATCAAGTAACAGCAGGTGGTGCTTCTAATCAATCTTGTCAACCTGGTTTATCAGGTTCATGTGGTCATGGAAATGCAGGAAGTGGAAATACAGGACCAGCAGCATCAACTCCTAGTAACACAGCATCAGGTGGTGGTGGAGGAGCAGGTGGAGCTGCTCAAAACGCTACTGTTTCTCCAAACGTAGCTGGTGTTGGAGGAAATGGTAAAGCAAGTGATATAACAGGTTCATGTGTAACTTACGCTGGTGGTGGAGGTGGAGCTACTTCTGGTCCAAGTGGTTCACCAGCAGGAGCCGGTGGTCCAGGTGGAGGTGGTGCAGGAGCAAATTCAGGTGGTGCAGGTTCAGGCACAGTTAACACTGGAGGTGGCGGTGGTGGTCAAGATGATAACAGTGGACCATCAGGAGCAGGTGGCTCAGGAATCGTAGTCGTAAAAGAATTAAACAAAGCAAGTGGTGTGTGGTCAATGCAAAGTGTATTTAGCGCAAGAAATCAAGGAACATGGCCTGATGGAACTGTTATGGTAGAGTTAAATTATTTAATAGTCGCTGGCGGTGGTGGAGGTGGTGGTAATAGTGCTGGAAACTCTGGTGGTGGCGGTGGAGGTGGTTACAGATCTCTTACTCAACAAGTAGCTTTAGGTACTTCAACCGATTACCCTATTGTTGTTGGTGGTGGCGGTGGTGTTCAATCACAAGGTAGTACAAGTTCAGCTTTTTGTAATTCATCAACTGGAGGTGGACGAGGTGGTAATTATGCTTCACCAAATCCAGGTGGACCTGGTGGATCAGGTGGTGGTGGCGCTCAAACAGGAGCTCCAGGTGGATCAGGAAATGCAGGTGGATATTCTCCACCAGAAGGATTTAACGGTCAAGCGTCCGCAGGTGTAAACGGTGGTGGTGGAGGTGGAGCTGGTGGAAGTGGAACTGGAGGAGGTGGTAGTCCTGGTGGGGCTGGTGGAAATGGTGGTCCAGGTAGTAGTTCTTCGCCAGTAGACTGTACAACAAGAGCTGGAGGTGGTGGTGGTTCTGGTCACTCTGGAGGATCAGGTGGATCAGGTGGTCCAGGCGGTGGTGGTAAAGGAGCTTCAGGATCAGTATCAGGATCAACTAACACTGGCGGTGGTGGTGGTGGTGGCGGTGAAGGTGATGGTGGTAAAGGTGGTGGATCAGGTGTTGTTCTTGTTAGAGGACCAAGTGCAATTACTTTTTCAGCAACTCCTGGAGGATCAATTTCAACTCACCCAGGTGGAGATAAGATAGCTACATTCACAGCTTCGGGAACATTGACAGTTTCATAATTGATCTAGATCAATTCTTTTTATTTCTCTTTACTTTAATTATAACTAAGTTATAAATATTATATAAAGACATATGAACCTTACAAACTATTATTGGTATTTTCAATCAGCCGTTCCAGAACGTATCTGTGATGATATTGTAAAATATGGTCATCAAATGCAAGATCAAATGGCAGTCACTGGCGGTTATGGCGATGGTAAAAAATTAAATGCAAAACAAACAAAAGATTTAAAAAAGAAAAGAAACTCAGACATTGTTTGGATGAATGATAGATGGGTTTATAAAGAAATACAACCTTATGTGCATCAAGCAAACGCTAACGCTGGTTGGAATTTTAATTGGGACTTTAGTGAGTCTTGTCAGTTTACAAAATATAAAAAAGGCCAGTATTATGATTGGCATTGTGATAGCTGGGATCAACCTTATCAACGACAACAAGGTGATCCATCACATGGTAAGATTAGAAAACTATCTGTAACAGTTACTTTATCTGATCCAAAAGATTATAAAGGTGGAGAACTAGAATTTGATTTTAGAAATTTAGATCCAGATAAAAAAAGAAACGTTAAAAAATGTACAGAAATATTACCTAAAGGATCATTGGTTGTGTTTCCTTCATTTGTATGGCATAGAGTATGTCCTGTTAAAAGTGGAGAAAGAAACAGTTTAGTAATATGGAACTTAGGATATCCATTTCAATAAAGGAAAAATATGAAAAAGAAAAAAACTAGAAAACAAAAAACAAGAAAAAAACTAGAAGAGATGTCATGTGGTAGTGCAGATGGATATCCTCAACAATTACAATTAGAAGAATTTTTTAAATGTCCTATATGGTTTGCAGATGAACCAAAATTTGTAGATAGTTTAAATAAAGCATCAGATAAATATATTGAAGCATCGAAGAAAAATTTAAAACCAGCTATTGATAAACGTAATAAAAAGTTTGGTGACAAAGGAGACATGGGTCATGTATTCCATTCAACATCTTTAATTGGTGATCCTAACTTTAAACAATTACAAGATTATATAGGTGCAACATCTCATAACTTATTAAATGAAATGGGTTTTGACATGTCTGGTCATCAATTGTTTACTACAGAATTATGGGTACAAGAGTTTGCTAAAAAAGGTGGTGGACACCATACATTACATACTCATTGGAATGGTCATATATCAGGTTTTTATTTTTTAAAAGCAGATGAGTCTACATCTTTACCAATGTTTGAAGATCCAAGACCAGGTAATCTTATGAATCTTTTACCAGAAAAAGATAAAACAAAAGTAACTCATGCTAGTTCTGCAATAAATTATCAAGTTAAACCAGGTAGAATTATGTTCTTTCCATCATACATGCCTCATCAATATATTGTAGATATGGGATATAGTCCGTTTAGATTTATACATTGGAATTGTCAGGCAATACCAAAAGGAGTATTAAATGCTAATGTCTAATAAAAATTTTAAAAAATCTTTTATAAATACTATCTTAAATTCTGATACTAAAAACAAAGA